CAAGATTATAAGCAAAGCTGAGCAAAGCTCCTCTTTTTCCATCTGACATTTCACTCCAATGTGGGATTTTTCTGAGGGCAGGTAAAAACTCTTTTTTACATTGCTCAATTAAAAGTTCATCTGCCTCTTGTTGAGTTAAAGTATCACCAAGTTTGAATGAAGATCCATCCTTCTTACGAGTTGAACCCCAACCAATAGTGATTGGAAGACCTCCCGTGAGAGGATCGGGGTATGCCTTAAGATGACATCCTTCAAACTCTTTGATAAGTTTGATGCCCATTTGTGGGACATCATCACCACCAACTACAGGAGCTGCAGCAGCAGGGGTTGCTGGTGCAGCACTAGTCTTTTTTCCTCTAAAAATCTCTGCCCAGTCTACATTATCTTCCAAATACTTAACCGGTAGATTATCTTCTAACCATTGAACTGCTTTGACGTGGTTTGGATTTCTTTCATCATAGAACTGAAAGAAATTATGTAGATCGATTTTTGCCATTGTTGTCTCCGAAATAACGTTGATAAAGTTCGTTTGCTTCTAAATGCTTCCCATGATTAGTAAGATCCTTAATCACCTTAAGCATCTTTCTCTTAAAATTAATCGAAGATTCTGCCCCATCCATCATTTCCTCCTGGACACCAACGGTGCTTAAGAACTGCCTTTGTATAAATGGTCTTCTTACCATTTGTCACAGGTCCAGTGTAATTATCATTGAGAGAACCATAAGGGTCATTTACAAAATATCCTTTACCATCTGGAGTCTTACCAATGACTACACACATGTGTCCACCAGTAGGAGCAGATAGAGAACCCCTGTGAAGGATACCAATAACAACAGGTTTCCCAGCATCGAGACTTTTATCAACGTCAGCAAAAGAAAGATTGTAACTAAAGTGTGACTTAACTCCATAACCTGCAAGTACCTTCGTTTGTACCGCATGGTCCGTAGTATCACCAATCGCAAATACTTTCTTAACATATTCATCATCACCTTTAATGCTTCCTGGTTTGAGGAAAGCAAGACACATAGCACATGACGAACTATTACAAGTTCTGTGTGCATCTCTGTAGTTGTCTACTTGGTTAAAATAAGGAACTGCTAGAACCTCTGGTGTAGGTGGTTTAGTTCTGAAAATTCCGATCCAATCGGTTTCCGAGTCATCCAGAAACTGAGCAGGTAGGTTATCTTCTAACCATTGAACTGCTGCTACGTGATTTGAATTCTTTTCGTCGTAAAATTTAAAAAAATTGTGAAGGTCTAGTGTCATCTCCCTCTCCTATGAACTCTAATGAGAAAATATCATGATCAGGAATATCTGGATTCAACCATTCACTAAATTCGGATTGAATCGCCTGGGCATCTTCAAAGTTTGTTTCACAGAGAGTATGAATACGATCAACTGCCCAATCATGTGTTTGTCTTAGGGTGGTTTCAAGAGTAACCATAGTATTTAGAGTTTTAAGTCCTTTATCATAGCACCACATAAAAATATTTTCAAGCATAAATAAAAATTATAAGGTAGAAAATATTTTTATGGAATGGAAATATAACGAAGAAGATTTTATTGAAGTTCCGAAAGATATGGAGGGTTTTGTATATCTAATTACAAACTTAGCAAATGAAAAAAAGTATGTGGGTAAAAAACACTTTTGGACTCGGCAAAAGGATAGAAAAACTGGAAGAAGAAAAAAGAAAGAAAGTGATTGGAGAAACTATTATGGGTCTTGCGACGAACTAAAAGAAGATATCAAATTATTAGGAAAAGAAAATTTTTTAAGAGAAATACTTTATCTTTGTCCTCATAAAAAATCTATGTCTTATTATGAAACTTATGAGCAATTTAAAAGAGATGTGTTAATGACTGACGAATATTATAATACAAATATTGAAGGTAGATTTTTTGTTAGTGAGAGATCTGGAATATATGAAGTCGTTTTAAGAAACGATAAGTATAGAGAAGATAAAAGAAAATTTATGACTGGCGATAACAATCCAGCAAAAAGACCAGAAGTTAGACAAAAATTAAGTGAAATGCTTTCTGGTGAGGGAAATCCTATGTATGGAACAACTCTCACCAAAGAACATAAAGAAAAACTTTTAAATTCCAGAAGACGTGAAGTTACTGATGGATTTAAAAGTTGGTTAAGTGTAAATGAATGGATGAAAGATAATAAAGCAGGATATCAAAAATACAAACAACAATTAAAAGACGGTTTGATTTGGATAAAAAATTAGACAGCATTTGTAGTAAAATGTATAAGATATACAAACCCAAAATAATCTTGAATATCACTTGAATCAAATACTTGGTCATTATAGATCCAAGGGTTTTCATAACTCATACTAAGAATCTTTATGAGCTATTATTTATCTTCAACGGAGACAAACCTAGTCTAGCAATAAAAAAGCACCCCTGTCAAGAGGTGCTTAAAGTTATGTTAGGATTTACTAACGACCCATTTGTTTAGCGTACCACTTTTCAAAATCTTCTCTACGTTTGTTACCTCTTGGTGGCATGGGAGTTTTTTCTCCACGAACAGGAGCATATTTCTTTTCTTGCTCTCTCTCATACTTTTCTGGATTCTCACGGGCATGTTGTGCCTCAATAATATCTCTGATAACTTCTTGATCCAACTGAGACATAATGGCAATTGCCTCTTCATTAGTGTCAGCATGTCCTTCTGAGACAAGAAACTCAAGAACTACATCCCAGGTATCAATTTCTTCATCAACAGGAATGTTTGAACCTGTTCTTTTATTTCTACTTGCTACTAACTTTTCAGTTCTCCTAAGTTGATGGAACTCTCTGTTAGGAGCACCAGAATCTACAGATCTATTAAATTTACGTTCTCTTGCTTTCAATGTTTTTTGAACTTTTTTATCAGATAGTTCATCGAGCTGTTGAGTCTCTTCACCAAGTCTTGATGCGGCACCTGCTGCCTTCTGAGCAACCTTTCCAACTGCTCCTGCTGCCTTGCGGAGACCTCTTCCGATCATGCTCTTAACACCAGTCTTGACCTCTGCCTTCTTCTTCTGGACGGTGCTAGAGACGGCATGTGCTGCCTTTCTGCCTGCTCTTCTTGCCTCATCCTTGGCAATAGAAGCAGCAATGCCAGCACCAGCAACGGCACCCTTGACCTTTGACTTAACTCTTTCCTTAGCAGCAGCCACTGCCGTCTTACGTGCTTCTCCACGTTTTGTAGCAGTCGTTGACTTTTGATATGCTTTTGCTTCTTTTGAACCAGCTGGTGCATATGGGTTGAGTTCCATTAGATATTGAAGTGCTGCCTCTTCTACCACATCAGCAGCCTCATCGATATTGTGACCAAACTCTAGGCACTCTTCGATGAGTTCTTCCACGATTTCTTCAATCATTTCACAGGAGATCCCATCTCCCTCTTCATAAATGTTTTGATAAGATTCGTATACTGTTCTTAAATCAGACGATAACATTTTTATACTTATTGGAATTCCTGTGAATATTTATAAAAAAAGAGGGTCATTAACCCTCTACCCATTCTTTACGGTAATCATAGTCTCCAAATAGAAACTCATCACACTCTGCTGCTTCTTTATAAGCATTCAATAGTTCTTGTTCACACCATTCATCATAATTGGAATCATCTTTGAGTATTTTAGGGTTCATTAGATTATATTACAACCTGGTTCTAACAATTTATACTCTTTTCCATTATAAGCAACTCCGGAGTAATATTCTGTAGCATTAATAACAGAAAACATATTATATTCTCTTCCATCATCAAATGGTGTTATATCTATCAGATCCCCATAGGTATTCTTCCAGATACTATGATATATTGCACATCCGTAAGTTTCATTATCAACATCTGTAATTAGATAATATCCACTTATTTTTTCTCCACCATAAGTTCTCACATAATGATTTACATTATTGTGGCAGTTTGCCCCAGCACATAATGGTTTAGATACTACAGGAACTTTTAACAAAGTGCTTGAGAACTTACAATACTCTTGAAGTTTAACTACACACTCATCTTCTGGTAATGATATTCTAAACTTTCTCTTCAATACTCCATCCATTTCTTCTTGGTCCTTTTCTGTCATACTTAATTGCGGCACTCATAGTTGCATATGAAATATTTTGAGACTTACAAAATTCCTTTAATGCTCCAGTAATAATATACTCTTTATTTTCTGGAGAAACAATCCTCCAAGTTTTAGAGTTTGGATTATCCTTACCAAATTTTGGTGTTCTATTTTGACTTATTTTATTTCTTATCTCTTGTGATAATTTAACACCATATCTTGGATTGTTCTTACCAGCAACCTTTTCACTTATTCTTTTCTTTGCTTCTTCACTATGTTTTCTTCCACTAAAACCCTTTGTCTTTTGCCCTCCAGGTTTTCCTTCTCCACCAAGATTTTGATTTAATAAAACTCCACCATCACATTCTCTTTTCCAGAGTGCTATATGCTTGATTTCAAGTTCTATTGCTTCTTCTTTAGTTAATCCAGATTTTACAATCCACCTTCTTTGTCTTGGTGGTAATAGGTTTGCTCCATTACTTCTCAAATGCTTTGCGTTTATTCTTCTTGGTTTTCCATAACCAACATAGAAGGGAGAACCGAAGTCCTCCCTTAAGTAATAATAAAGAATATAGTTATTCATTTTAAGACTGAACTTACCTATTACTATTTATATAATACACTATTTCAGTCTTAAAGTCAATTAAAGTTGAAATCCAGAAAAAGTGTCTTTAGTAACATCTTGTTTGATACCACCCACAATATAAGACTGAACTTGTGTTTGTTGGGGTGCAACTTGAAGACCTTTTGAAGAAATCCAATGCTCAGTCCAAGGAAGTGGATTGTTCTTTGCAGGAATATCATAAAGTGGTTTCAGTCCAATTGCTTTCATTCTACGGTTTGCGATCCATTCGACATACTGCTGTAACAGTTTGTCATTCAGACCAATCATTGAACCATCTTTGAACAGATACTCTGCCCAAAGTTTTTCTTGATTCACAGCATTTTCAAAGGTCTTGTAGAACCACTGTTCCTCTTCTTTGGAGATCTGTGCCATTTCTGGATCATCACCCTCCTTCCACTTGTTCAGAATGTTTTGAGTGATAACCAGATGCTGGTTCTCATCACGAGCAATCAGTGAGATGATCTTTGCACTTCCCTCCATAAGCTTGAGTTCGCCAAACGCAAAACTACAAGCGAAGCTGACGTAAAAGCGAATACCTTCAAGAATATTAACGTTTGCAACTGCTCTGAATAGTTTTCTCTTGAGTTCATACCTTGCTTCTCGGGCGTAGGGTACTTGTTCCAAAGCGTGGACCCACTCACTTGAGTTGTCATACTGATGAGCACTATTGATGAAATCATTGTATGCCTGAGTCACACTCACGGCACGTTCCATAATGCGGTCTTCTTTGAGAATCGTATCAAAAACTTCAGATGGGTCTGAATAAACATTCTTGATGATATAAGTGTATGAACGGGAATGGATCATCTCCATAAACTCCCATACCTTCATACACGCTTCCAGTTCAGGAAGGGAACAGTATGGAGCAAATGCCATACCAGGACCACGACCCTGAACTGAATCCAGCATCACCTGATATTTCAGGTTGCTGGTGAAAATGTGCTTTTGCTCTGGGCGTAGCATATGATAATCGCTACGGTCTTTTTGAAGAGATACTTCTTCGGGTCTCCAGAAATAACCCAATTGCTGTGTTGTTAGTTTATCGAAGATTGGATACTTGTAAGAATCGTATCTCTGTATTCCTAGTGGTTGACCAAAAAACATTGGTTGCTTTTTGGTGTCTACTTCATTGGAGTTGAAAACGGTCATTGACTCGACCACTGGTTTACCCTCCAAACCTGTTTTAAATCTTACAAGACTCACAATCTTCCTCCTCTGATTCTAGAATTTCGGACATTAAACTTTCTAACGATTGACGAGTTTCTTCAACTTCATCATTCTTCATATCGTGTGTATTCTGATAATAGCTGGTTTTCCAGCCGTACTTATATGTAGTCAAAAGGTCTTGTGCCATCACTGAAGTAGGAACTTCATTATCTGGGTAATGCTCTGGATTATAGGACCAGTTTCCAGAAATCGCTTGATCAAAGAACTTTTGCATAACAGCAACAATATGAATATACCCACGATTGCTAGGCATATCCCACAGCAGCGTATAGTTGTTCTTAAGTGTTTGATACTGGGGAACAATCTGCTTGAGTGGGCCCTTCTTTGATTTCTTAATGGACAAGTATCCCCGAGGTGGTTCGATTCCATTGGTGGCATTTGACACAACGGAACTGCTCTCCGATGGCATCTGTGCGGACAGTGTGCTGTTCCGAACTCCGTATTGCTTAACCTGTGCTCTAAGACCTTCCCAATCATACTTCAGTTCGTTTGGAACAATTTCATCCACATCCTTCTTGTATGTATCGATCGGCAGAATGCCTTGACCATACTTGGTGCGGTGAGAATATTCACAAGCACCTTTTTCTTTTGCAAGGTCAACAGTTGCCTGAATAAGATAATACTGAAATGCTTCAGTCAGATCATGTACCAGTTTCCAAGCACCAGGATCATCGTAATGCTCCCCGTGCTTGGCAAGATAGTGTGCTAAACCGATAAACCCTACCCCAAGTGACCGACGTGCTCTGGTGGCGATTTCTGCTGCTTTGACGGGGTATCCTTGAAAATCAATGAGTTCATCAAGAGACCTAACAGCAAGATCGCAAAGAACTTGAAGATCTTCAAGATCCCTGATTTTGCCAACATTGATAGCAGAAAGAATGCAAAGAGCAATTTCACCATCGGTATCATCAATATGCTGAAGAGGTTTAGTAGGTAGAGTAATCTCTTGACACAGATTACTCATCTCAACTTTATCGACAAAAGAAGAGTGAGAGTTGCAATGGTCAATGTTCATAATATAAACACGACCAGTCTCTGCGCGTTCTTTCAGGAGTGAAAGAAAGAGTTCTTGAGCAGAGATAGTTTTTCTTGCAACAGATTCATCTCGTTCATAACGTACATATAACTCGTCAAATCCATCAGTGCCAAAAGCATCATACAAACCAGGAACGGAGTGGGGAGAGAAGAGTGAGATGTTTTCGTTGCGGATGAATCGTTCATAGAAGAGTTTAGAGATTTGGATACTATAGTCTAACTTACGAACACGATTATCTTCAGTTCCTTTGTTATTTTTTAATACTAAGATATCTTCTATTTCTTGGTGCCAGATTGGGAAGTGTACTGTTGCACTGCCGCCTCTGATGCCATTTTGAGTACAGCATCGGACAGTTGACTCAAACTTTTTGAGGAACGGTACAACGCCAGTGTGCTGGACTTCACCACCTCTGATCTTGCTGTTGATACCACGGATGCGACCTGCGTTGATACCGATACCCGCCCTTTGTGCAACATATCTGCCAATAGCCATATCGCTAGTAAAGATACTATCGAGGGTGTCATCAACATCAACAAGGACACAGCTAGCGTATTGTCTAAGTGGCGTTCGTACTCCCGCCATGATGGGAGTTGGAATGTTGATTCTGTGCTTTGAGATTGCATCATAGTACTTCCTAACGTAGTCTAAACGTGTTTCTCTAGGATACTTGGAGAAGATGGTTGCCGCAATCAAGAGGTACATAAACTGTGGCGTTTCGTAAAGTGCCCCAGTGCTTCTGTCCTGCACGAGATACTTATCAACGACCTGACGTAAACCTGCATAAGTGAACAGATAGTCACGACTATGATCAACAAACGACTCAAGTTTATCAAACTCTTCATCGGTATATAGTGAAAGAATTTCTGGATCATATACTCCACGACCTACACAACGTTCTACATGCTGCTTAACGGTCGGGCAATCATAGATGCGACCAAACAACTGCTTACGGACAGCAAACAGCAGCAGACGGGCAGCAACAAACTGGTAGTTCGGATGGTCTAGGTCAATCAGATCAGAGGCAGAACGAATCAGAATCTCCTGAATCTCTGCTGTGGTGATGCCGTCATAAAATTGGATACCAGACTGCATCTCAACTTGTGATGCAGACACATTTGCGAGGTCTTTACATGCCTCTTCCACCATGATGTGGAGTTTATTTAAATCAAGGGGTTCAGTTTTACCGTTCCTTTTGACGACTTTCGTTCCGTTGCTCATATTTTCTTCCAGTTGTTAAACTTAATTTTTGCTTCTAAACCTGAGTATGTATTTGATTTTAACACATCCATAACGTTAAGTCCAGTGAGCACCATATCATTGATATCTTTTTGCTCAATGGATGTTGGCCAAATAATTACCTTGTCTCCTCTGTCGATGGTTTTTGATATTCGGTTGACAATTTCTCGATTACGTGGTTCGTTATCAAAAACGTAAATATAATTGCCCCAACCAAACGACCCAATATCAACGTCGGACCCACACATAGCAACAGCATTTTGTACAAACGTGGAGTCGAAGGGTCCTTCAACAATATAAATGGGTTTCGAAGAATCCACTTGGTCAAGACCATAAATCTTCGGGGCATCATCAGAAAGCATCACGGTAATATATTTAACAGGGTTAGGACCGAGTGCTCTTCCTTGAAAACCAATCAAGTTACTTTCAGTATCATACATTGGTATAATAATGCGACTCTCATCCCTACCGATAGTGTCGAACGTAACTTTTTGAGTGTTTGTCCACTCTTTAAAATTATTAGCAAAATAAAACTTTTCGGGATCAAGTCGTCTTTTTTCTAAGTAGTTTTTTGCTACTTGATTTTCAGATGCTTTAGGTAGATCCAGTTTCTTCTTAAAGACTGGTTTAGCAAACTCAAACTTGGGTTCTTCGACAACGAAGTTCTTTCCAGTGTGTCCTTCCTTAAACTTCTCCATTGTGTATTGCTTATACAATACTGTATCGATTTCTTTGAGGAAATTATTAAAGGACATACTCGCACCACAATTGTGGCACTTAAAGTTGGTATTGTTCTTTACAGGATACAAGTATCCCCTCGTTTTGTTCTTGTTCTTCTGAGAGTCTCCACAAATAGGGCATCGAAAGTTGTAGAGATCCGACTTAACCCTCTTAAATTTTTGCAGACGTGATGAAACTAAGCCAATATACTTGGCATCAACAAAATCCATTACAAAGAGATACTACTTCGTTCTTTCTATTGTAGCAGGTTGATGTGATGGGGTCAAGAGAAGATTACCAAAAAATTGTGCTGATCCGATTATTAAAACTGCTGCTGAACCAATCCCTGTGGCAATCCATCTAAAAGTTGCAAGATCATTCACTCTATTTTCAATGTTTTCTATTCTCTTGATTAAAGTATCAGATTGCTTTTCCACATCTTGTTTAACATCACCGAGCATATTAACAATAAGTTGATCGTTCTTATCACTTTCATCTAAACGTGCTTCATGTCTTTCCAAAATAATTGCTACTCTATTACTACTTTCACTAATAGACGCAACTGCCCTCTCCAGCTTATCAAGCATCTCTTTTGATAGGTCTTCATAAATACCGAGTTTTGATTCAAGAACTGCTAGTTTTTCGAGACCGAAGGCCATTTTACTTTCTTTGCCAGAGTTTCCTATATCCTTTTTGTGGTGGGTAAATATACTTTTTCTTCTTATCTACTGGAGGAGTTTCAGTTTCTGGATTATAACCTAAAGAAGATGATCCAGCAATATTTGTAATTGCAGTCTCTTCTTTTAGAGATCTAACTATTTGGATTACTTTGTTAATATCCATTATATTTTTTGTAGTTCTACAGTACAATTACAATCTTCCATTACATCATTTATTTCACTTCTTGGATATTCTGGTATTCTATTTAAGAAGACCAGAAAACTCTTAATGTAGGGCCAAAGATCTTTTTCTAAGTTATAAAAAAGAAGTGGTACAGCTGCATCATTAAAAACATTAAACAGCACCGTAAGATGATTTAATATAAGATGAGTTTTCAATTCACCGGTGTTTTTATATCTTTTTAACAATCTTTTAATGTACTTAATTCGTTTTAAATCGTCCTCAAAATCATCCCTAGTTACTGCCTGAGGATTATCGTAGAATTTTATAGCAAAGAGTAAGTAATTACTCTCGTTCAACTCATCGAATTTCATACCATATTATCAGCTATCTGGGAATCTTGCGTCGTCAGCAGCATCTCCTGCACCTGTGGTAATTCCACTGAATGCAACTAAGGTTTCACTCTTAACTCTTAATTTACCATGGCAATCAGAATAAGTGGTAACACCTACCCAACCTGCATGAGAAACAGCATAAGCAGCATTTTTACCACCAACTGTTCTACCAGCAGCAACTCTAGTTTCATTTGGATCTACACCAAAGACTGCAGAGAATCTATTTGATTTTACATCTGGAGCAACATATTGCGTACCGTAAAGAGTATCTTTTGGTTTCTGAGTTACGGTATAAGCAGCACCAACGGTTGCACCAAAACCTACGGTTCCAATTCCAGTAATAAATTGTGTTGATACAAGTGTAAGTTGTGTAGCAGAAGTTACACCAGCAATTATTGCTTGCCCGCAGGTTGCCCCAACTCCAACGACTAGAATATCGCCAGTGCTAATACCTGCTGTCACAAAAGTTGTGCCACTTCCAGTAACAATTTTTGTGGTTGTATTAATTGTAATAGTTCCAGTGAGCCCTGAACTAAAAGAATCTTTCTTGCCCCAAAGAGCCATGTTTCCTACCTATAAATTCTTTGTATACAGATATTTATAAAAAAAAGAGACCTTGAATAGGTCTCTTACATTATTTGATTTTATGGAGTTAAATCTTTTGCACCTTTATTCTTCAGTTGTGCTTGTGCTTGAAGAAGAATAAGTGAAAGAATACCGTTTGACTTGACCTTTGGGTTTGCTCCCAGTGCTTCTGAAACTGCAAACAAAACTGTTGCAATTAAAGCTTGATTAGCAAGACACCATGCGATTAATGCGGACATAATGACCTCCGTGTGAAGAGTATCCTGAGGTATTTAGATCAGTCGAACCTTGAACTCATGTTATCTTGCGATCTTTGTGCAGATGCTTTTGCTATTGCTGCTTTTCTTTTCTTTGCTTCAAGTCTATCAGCAGTTGTTTCTCCTTTAGGGGTAGGTGCTCCTGGTTCTTTTTTTACACCTCTTTCTGCTTCGTGTTTAGCAACGGTTTTACCACTACGGGTCATAAGACCTTTCTTAACTTCTGGCATCTTTCTAATCATTTCTGTAGCACGATTTCTCGCAGGTCTTGGTTGACCTTTACGCTCTCTCGTTCTTTCATCAATTACCTCACCCTCTGCTTCAAAAGAGTTATACAGAGCAGGATTTCTCTTCTGCCCATCAGCATGTCTAACCAGTCTTGCTAGTTTTTTAAGATCTCTCTGTCTGTTCTTGTTATCTTTGAAAGCATATGCAGCTTTCTTATCATCCTTAGGAGTAGGTTCTGCGGCAACCTTTCCATATTCTGCTCTATCAACTGCTTCACCAAGTTCATCGGCAGTCTTCATGTTTCTTGGAGCAGGAGTGATACCAGCAACTTTAATGCCCTTTGCTCTCATCTTATTTTTAAGGAGATCCATTTTTGTTGGGATTGATCGTAGATCTTCTGATTCATCTTTAGTATCAGTTTTTTCTTCTTTAACTTCTTTATTATGTTGCTTCCATGCAGTAGCATAAGCAATGCTCTTTTCTTTCTTAGTCAATTCACCATCTTTAGAATATGCCTTTTTAATATGCTTAACCATTCTTTCTGCTTTTGCACTTGGGGGAGCAACTTCCTGAATATCTTCACCATCAGGCTCAAAAGAACTATTGATACCACCAAGTTTATCAATTGCTTTACCAAGCTTATTCTTTAATTTATCTTTAATTGATGGTTTTGCTGCAGGTTTTGTAACAGAAGATCCACCCTGCTGTCTCTTATTCCAGTCTGTATAAGATTCACCAGGACGTAACTTCTTAGGATCTTCTTTTGGTTTTGACTTTTCTTCAGCATCTTCACGAGATCTTAATTTAGCGCCACGATCTGAGAGTTTTTTATCTTGTTCTGGATCTGGATGCCAATAATCACCCTCATTTACAACTTCACCTTCTGGTTCAAAAGAACTTGTTTGGACAGATCCTACTGGAATTCTTCCAGACTTTTGAGCTGCTAATTTTTGTTGGTTTAGTTGTCTTTCTTTATTTTGAAACTGTTGGAGATTTGAAATTTGTCTCTTTTCGTTTGGATCAATAACTGGTTTTTTTTGTTGTGGTTTTGCAACAACTTCCTTATCATCAAGTTGTTCACCTAAAGAAGGAAATACCTTAACAACAGAATCTTTACCAGAATAGTTGTTAACCTTTTCTCCTGTAATTTTCTTGTTCTCAGTTTCTGTTTTTTCCTTTACTTCACCAAGAAATTCTTCTGCAACCTTTTTCTTTGCAATAGCAGCACCACGAACCTTTCTACGATTCAAAAGATACTTATCAGATTTGTCATGATCACCATCATTATCAATATCCTTATCTTCACGTCCAACTGGATCTAATCCTTTACCTGCCTTTACCTTTGCGGTTTTCTTCCCTTGCTTATCATCATCTTTATCTGGATGATAGGCAGTAATTTCTACTCTTGAAATATTAGGATTTGAACGAAGTTCTGCAATTTTTGCACGAGTTGCCTGACGACGGTAAGTATTGCCAGTCTTTTTATCAGTTACTACAATCCATTCTTTCTTTTCACCCACCTCTTCAGTGAATACATGAACAAGAGCATTGACCAAAGACTTTTCAACTAATTCTTTAATATCTTCGGTATACTCTTCTCCTACAATTTTTTTCTTAGCAAGTGCTTTAACTGCAGGGGGTGCAGGAGACTTTGCAAGTTGAGCAAGATATGCTTTAGAGACTTGGGCAGGGTTGAGTTTTGTCGCCCCACTCATTCTTTGCTTCACTTTATATTTTACATCTGAAGCAAGTTGAGATGCTTGTTTTTCGGCATCTGTTTTGCCAGCAGCATGACCACGATGTGGACCGCCTTGTTCTTCAAAAATATGCTTACTCATTGGAAGATTTGAATTACTTACTTTTTCCTATACTTATTTATGAATTGTCTTCCCCAACTACTTCCTGGAGACATTTTCTCGACATATTTTCTATATCCATCAGTTCCAACAAGAGTATTTGGTTTTCCTGGTTCTCTTTCAATGCTACTCATATGAACTTCGGAATACTTCTTTGTCTCCATAACATCTTTGATCCAAGACTTAAACATAATATGATCTTCTGTGACGCAAATAAGATAATTAGTGCCACGACGAATGATACGACCAACTAAACCAGTATTTAAATTTTCTACCAATTGACCAACTTGATATATTTTTTCTTGAATATAATTCTCACGAAGATTAATCCAATCAAACTTGGGTGCAATCTCCCAAAGATCCCAACCTTCTTTGATTTGCATTGCAGCACGAAGAGTATTATAAAGTTCTCTTGCCTGCTTATCATTCATCGAAGCAGGAACACCTTTACGGAAAGTTTTAAAATCTCCTTCTGCTGCTGCCTTTCTTTGCTTTGATGCTGACATTCCCGTTAGATCATCTTCAGCATCAGGATCTCTTTCACCAGCAGAACGAACTTCTAAGTTATCAAACTGATAAAGTTTTCCATTATAAGAACTAGAAAGTTTTTCAAATTCTTTGACTCTATCTCCACCACCAATAATTCTTACACCAGCATATCCATCCATGTGTGCTTTTTTAAGAACATCAAAGATAGTACGATTTGCTGGATCATTAACAATTCTTTCACTGTGCCCTGGGAACATCTGCCTCATAATAGAGACTTTAGTATCGGCATCCAGTGGATTCTTTTTCTTATCCTGACTTCTGGATGGAACAATAATATAGTCACCATCATCAGAAGATTTGGCAACCGTATCTAAAAGTTTTTCGTGCCCAGTAGTTGGTGGATTAAAACGACCAAAAGCAACGGTCAAAGTTCCTTTTGTTTTTTCAACTTCTGGTGGTACCATCTCAACTGGTTTTTCTGCAGCAGGTTGTTCTGGTGCAGGTTCTTGCTGTTGAGTTGATGGTTCTTGTGGTTCTGCAGGTTCTTGTGAAGAATATGAGAGATTCTTTTCTTTATCAGTCTGTGCTGGATCTTTTGCACCAACTCTTTGACGTTTATTAAAAAATTTTAATTGACCTTTTTCAGTTTTAGCAACAAACTCACCTTTCTTATCATACCATCCACCATGCCCATCACTTTGCAAACCCATTCTGGTTGCTTGTTGGACTGCAGTAGACTCTTTTAAGAATTGGAAAAAACTTTTCATTACTTACAGATTTCAGTGGTTATTGCTCGTTCGTTCGCAACAATGTAACTGAGGACACTATTCCTCATTTTCTTATATTTATTCATTTCCCTATCTGTCTTACAGAGAGAAATGTTCTTGTCAAAAACGAGATAAACGTGAGCAAGGAAATCATTGTATCTACGACTTCTAGATTTAGAAGAAGATTCAAACGAAGAAATAATATCCTTTATTGTAAGATTCATACTTTACGCTGCCGAAGCATATCTACCAATTAAATTTCCAAGAAAACTACCTTTTTCAACATAGTTTCTATAATAGGGACCGCCATCTTTTGTTTCTCTTTTAACACGAAGAATAATTAATTCATCACTGACAGTTCCTCTCTTATGAATAACAATTTTTGGCAATAACTCTCCTGATTGAGATCTTCCTTTAGTATAATTAACATCCCAATCATGTTGCCCCAAAACATTAGCAAAATTAGCAAAATTATAAATCTTTGCCTCTCCTCTATTTAATTGTACAAGTTCAACATATTCTTCATTTAAAGTAGCAAACCATTCGATTGCTCTGCCAAAAGTTTGTAAGATACTTTCTTTTTCAGTTTGTGAATTTAATTTTTGCTGAACAAGATCCGCGACTTTATCATATACCAAATTAATAGCTCCAGAAACGTCATGTTCGATTTCAGATTTTTGCCTATAAGAGGACTCTAAATTTGAAATATCAATACCAAAAAGTCTATTAAAATACTCTTTATATCCATCTTGTCTTTTTCCAGTTTGTTCTTTTAAAAAGTTAGTGCCACCCTTTTGTCCAAATTGTTTTACATCACCCGCTTTAAGAGAAACTTTAATATCCACTGGTTGTAATACATTATTATCATCAGTAATTTTTACTTCTACATCAACCTTTGTAGTTGTCTGACCTGATAATCCATCTGATGTTACTTCTATCTTATCATATCTTCTATTTTCATAGACCAGTTTTGCCCATTTTTTAACTTTATCATCATTAGCATATTTTACAGCAGCATCAATATAAGTTTGTAATGATGGAGTTGAATTGCTATTCAACAGAAAATTCATGTTATTTTCTGCTAAAGCTATCGTAAGAATAACATCATCTTTTAAATCTATTCCCTCATTTTCCGCTTTATAAGTTTTGACAATTACTTTTCCTTTTCCTCTAGAAACTGGAGATCCCAAACCACCAAGTAAGTTAATTACATCTTGACTCGTTACCGTACTATTTCTATTAGTAAATCTAACAGCGATAGCGCAAGCAAAAATACCTTCAGCAACATCACCCAAATTTGCTGTTGCTTTTGGTTTACAAATTTGTCCAAAGGTATACATTTTCTGGTTATTTGCCTTAAAAGGAATCAAACAAGCTTCTCTTTTTTTATTTTGTCTTGCTAGAGTAAGAAATTGTTCTAAAGCTTCAGAATCATCAGAAGAAACTATACGAGGTTGTACAGATATTTTAAAATTTCCATCATTAAATAATTCAACTATGGATGAAACATACTTCAAAATATCATTACTTCCAGTGCTCAATGCCGCAGTAGATTGTGATATATCTGCCATAGTTTTTATTTTTATTTAGTGCCCGTGAGAAGATTTGAACTTCCACTGTATGGATTCTAAGTCCACCCTCTCTACCGTTGGAGTACACGGGCATAAGTGGAGAATAGGAGACTCGAACTCCTGACAGCCTGCTTGCAAAGCAGGTGCTCTACCAACTGAGCTAATTCCCCTTGTTTTTCTTTACTTGTTTTGCGCTCCAAGCAACAAGTGCCATGAGAGCAAAGTAAAATAGATAATCATCTATCATCACAAGAAAGAAAATAATAGAACCACCAATCCTCAGATAATCTGGAAGTGGTAGTTTACTAGCAACCCATCGAACTTGTTTCTCAAAGATAAAGTATAGGGGTGCTAGTGCAGTGACTACAAACTCACTGTAAGGAACGACAAAGTATAGAGAAAGAATTACAAAGATTGGAAAGTAATGTCTCTCAGGTATTCTTTTCAGATAAGAAACATATAGATCAATCCAACCTTGACGGGTGTGTGGTCGGTTTTTCCAAAACTTTGCAATTCCTTTCATATATTATCTTGATTATCTTCAATCCACAATTGAAATAATTTTTTCGTCAATATCAAGAACTACTGCACGAATATCAGAAATTCGAGGAGGAACACTTGACTCATTATATGTATATCCTTGTTGAGCATCAAAAAGAATTTGACGAACTGCTGCAGCAGATCTGACATCCATTTTGATTGTCACTTGTTTTTGTTTAGTCATCGGTCATCAGAAGCACGGTTTTCGGAGAAGTAAACATCAAAAGCACCTTCAGGATAACGCTTGAGAAGTTTTTGTACATTTTTAGCAACAACATCATCAAGGGTCACTTCAAGAGCCATACAAGCCTGAGCAACATACCACATAATATCACCAAGTTCGATGATCATATGTTCACGATTATCTTCATTAAAGGGTTTGCCCTGAAAGATCATTTTCTTCACAATCTCCATAAACTCACCACCTTCGGCATTGATACCAACAGCAGCAGTCAGCAAGCGTTCAATATTAGCACCTTTCTCATCCAGTGCGACAAGACGATCAGAAAGGGAAAGGAAGTCTTTGGACGCATCAGAAGTTACAGCATCCACAAACTCAGCATACTTATCAAAATTAACGTGTCTAGCAGTTTCCATTAAAATTTAAATCCTTCAAACGACTTTTTAGGTTTCTTGTCTTCATCATTATACTCGTCATCTTGCCCAGAGTCAAGTATATCCTTTTGAGCAGTTTGCTCACAGTCATAAAGACGCATTTTAGCACGGTCAATACCTACAATGAAACGCTTGTAGATCGTAGGGTCATTGTATCTGTTCTTCAGTTGCTTCACCATAATCTGTCCCAACTGCTCAAGTTCTTCAGTGCTAATAAGGGCAAACATAAGATCAGCAGTAGCAGGGAGACCAAAGGATTCAGAAGTATCAGTAAGTTCAACATCACTATTACCGTAACCTGAACGGGTGGTCTGAGTAGCGGAGACAATTGGGACATTAAACTCCACGGCGAGTCCCCTAAGTTCTTCAGCAATTGCTTTAATATACGAATATGAATTGACAGAAAGGTTTGACTTATACCTGCTGGAAGCACAAATATTAAGGTAATCAATGAAAATAATATCAGGTCTAAATGACTTCTTAAGTGCCAACTCATTAAGCAATGCCTTAAAGTGTCCACTGTGAGCAGAGGCAGTAGGATACTCTTTAATTATAAGTGATCCTTGTGTCTTCTTAGAGAGATTGGTTACTTTATTCTCGAACATTTGACGTGGGAGATCAACCAATTGCTGAATCGGCGTATTGAGAAGGTTTGCATCAATCCTTTCTGCAATTCGCTCTTCTGCCATTTCAAGAGTGATATAGAGAACGGACCTGCCTTGCAATAAGACGGAAGCAGCCAAATGACACATGAATAACGATTTCCCAACGCCTGTCCCAGCGAGAGCGATATTGAGAGTCTTATTAGGGAGACCACCCTTTGTGATTTTGTTGAAATATTCCAAATCAAACTCGATCTTATCTTCTTTACGATGATAAAAGTCATAACGTTCCTCATAGTTTTGAAGATAGTCGTGTCCGATATTATTATCAAAACTTACCGCAAGAGCATCCGAAAGAATGCTTGGAATTGCATCACGATTCTTCTTTTCATTATTTCCATCTGCAATATGAATCGACTCCATAAGAGCAAGATAGATCGCACGATCACGACACCACTTTTCGGTAGTGTCAAGTAACCATTGCTTCTCAACTGCATTACCATTAAACTGAGATACTAATTCTCGAATTTCTTTTATCTCAGATTCTGTGAGATCTGTTCGATTATCTATCTCAATACTAAGTGCTTCAACTGTGATTGCTGAACCATATTTAACAATGAACTTAACAATTTCTTCAAACGTGACCTTTTCGGATTTTTTCTCAAAATAATCTGGTTGAATAAAAGGTATGACTTTTCGGGAATAATCTTCATTGTAAACTAAGTTGCGTAAAATTGTAAGTTCAAGTCTTTCCATTATTTGTAATGCAAGTAGGCACTCATAATATATTTTGGTCCACTTAAAGTAGGATTACCTTTATGAGGGTACATCCAAAGTGGTGGGAACATCAGAAGTGTTCCTCTTTTAGGTTGAATAACCAGGTCTTTAAAAATAGTTTCTCCACCAGTTTCCACATCATTTAAATACCACATAAAAGATAAAAATCTTCGTGCAGATTCGTGGTCAACGACATCAACATGAGTATCAAAACGATCTTCCCCACCAGGATTATACTTCTTTATTCGAAACTGTTCAAATGCATGTTCCTGTGGGAAAACTCTTTGGTCAATAAACTCATAATACTTATCACGATATTCAAATACTTTTTTGATGATGTGACTATGAACTTGATTGACCTCTGGTGAAAGTTCTCTAAATTCTGTCAAATTAAACTGAGTAAAATTTGGTTTTCCTTCATTATCATGACGTTCATGTTTATCTGGAACTTGTTCAAATAATGAAATGAGAAAATCGCAAATATCTGGTTCTAAACTATTTTCATAAGTAAGAACCAGATCATTAAGTTCAACCATAACTAAATTCTTCTTTAGCAATTGCATCGAGTTTCTGCATTACTTCTTCGGTAAAATACTGGTCAGGGTTCTTTAAGATTTCCTTTGCGTAAATCTTTTTACCGTCCATCTCATAACGCCCCGCAACATTCTTCCAGAGTCCACCGAGTTCCCCGAGTTCCAGAAGACCATAATACCGATCAAGACCGCGATCATCATAAAATAGACGGATTTCAACTTGCTGATTCTCCTTACTCAAACGTGACTTAGCAGTCTTTGCCTTGATAATATTTCCAATGACTTCTTTTCCATCTTTCTCTTTCGACTTGCTGAGATAGATGATAGAAGAAGCGGCATACTTAAGACCACTACCACCACCCATTTCTTTAGTAGGAACATAAGCACCAATAACGTCATAGGTGTGGTTGGTTACAATCATTGGGATATTTGCCTGCCCCAACTTGAGAGTGAGCATACGGAAAGCACCTTTTACAAGTTGTGATTTAGTCATATCACGAACTTGTTTGTCGTTGAGTGCATCAGTAATCTCTTTCTCAGTCGAAAGCATACCCAGAGAGTCTAACACAAACATACACGGTTTACGCTCTCCTTCAGGTTTTTTTAAGTATAGGTCTACTGCTTTGAGTGCTTTTGTGCGAAACTCTTCTATGGTGACAACATTAACCACGACAAGACGAGATGTGTCGATGCCTCTTGACTCCAGGAGTGACTTTGTAATGGCAGCCTCAGTATCAAAGTAGAGACAATAACCATCGGAGTGAATATCAAGAAAATTCTTAACCACAGCGAGAGAAAAGAAAGTCTTTCCAGTAGAAGACTCTCCAGCAATAGCAGTAATTTTATTCCCAGATACACCACCAAATATACTACCTGAAACCAGTGCATTAAAAATGTACGAACCCGTGTCAACATACTTTTCAGTCTCATCAATATCAGAAGCAAGTTGCGTATACTCACCACCGATTTCTTTTACAATATCCTTAAGAAATTCCATTCTTTTTCTCCTTATTCAAAATGTTCATTTTATATCCCCAAAGTTTAGCATAAAGACTAGGTTGTGAACGTTTAAGAGTATCCATTATAATTTGTAACTCATTTTCTGTAATTGGAAGTGTTATCATGCGACAAGTCCATATTCTTCACGTAAGATTTTTTTATAAGGTAAACCCTGTTCTCGGAGTTCTTTTACCAGTTTAAGTTTTTGGAACAATGCTGTGTCTCCACCAAGAGTCATAGCATTAATAATTGTATTCAGTTCTTCATCATTAATAGGTAGATCCATTAGGCAAAAAATAGTTCAAGGTTTACAGTTTTTTCTACATTCCATCCAATCGCATCAAGAATGGACTTCAATGGTTCTACAAAACTTTTCTCAAATTGTAGTTCATAATCAATGTATTTGTCAAGACCAAGTTCCTTTGGGAAATCTTGAATGAATGAAATGACATTCTCTTGAATGATATTTGGTTTTTTTAAATATACAAACTTAATTTTTTCACCATTACCAATCAAGGAATACTTATTGGTTATTTTCTTATCTTTCACATAATGATTAAAGAGAAGTGCTCCACGAATATGAATTGGAGTCTTATGGGCATAAATGGTTGATGATGCCGCATACTTTCTAACATCAGATGCTGTTCTTGGAAATGCAATTTGTTCTGGTGGAAGTTTTTTGAAATCTTCACGACACTTATCAATGAATTTAATTACATCATCCTCTGTCCCATTCATCATCAATTTGAGACCATCTTTAATCATCTTGCGACAAGGTGCTGGAGTCGAAGATTTGATTGCCTCAATACCCATGATTTTCAGTTTAGGTTCTTCATAACGAACACCTTCACTGTCCCAAACATTCAAAATGTATCGTTTCTTTGCAGTCCAGATTCCACGTTCGGCAATGTTCTCACGTTTCATCTGCATCTTTTGGTCATAAGCATTCACATACTCAGCCAGTTCTTCGTAGCAACCTTCAATATACTTTTCAAGTTCCACCTTACAGATCTTATCAATGAACGAAACAATGCCCTCAGTAGTTTTCTCTCTTCCTTGGTATACACGTTCAACCAAAGGACCCATATTAAGGTAAATAGAATCAGTATCTGAAGCAATAACATAATCAACATCCTGTGTCTTTAGAATCTTATTGAGATAGGCATTCATCTTGTTTTCAATCCAACGGATTGAAACTTGACCCGACAAGGTGATTGCCTCTGCATTTGCCAATTTATAATAACGGAAATACTGATTTCCGATAGCACCATAAGCAGAGTTAAGTTGAATCTTCCTTGCCATCTGGATATTGTTGCAACGAGCAATCTCTTTAATCAGTTCTTTATTTTTTGTCTTTTCATATTCTTGCTTGGCAGCAAGCATCTTCTTTTTATAAATGGTACGATCCAAATAAATTTTCTCCATCAGTTCGGGTAAGAATCCACGAACGTCTTTACGAAACATTGCCCCATTGGCACATACTGCCTTATCTTTATACAACTCAAACGTAAGTTCTTGATTTAGGATTTTTTCAACATTTGCAGTTGGATGCTTTTCTTCCAGTAGTGTTTCTGGGGAGATGTTGTATTGCATAATAAGATGGGGATACAGGCTATTAAGGTCAAAACTAACCACCCAATCATAAAGCCCAGGATTCGGTTCTTTAACATATGCCCCCGCATATTTTGAATCTTTATCTGATCTTTCTTTAGGAGGAATAACAATATTCCTTGCCTTTAAGTAGTTATAAATGATTGTATCCCACATCCTCACTTGATAAAACACATCTTCATAATTCACCTTGGCATCATATGCCATTGTTAGTGCAAGTTCAATAAGTTTCATCTTGTCTTCCAATCGGTCAACAAGTTCCACGTCTTTGATGTTGTATTCTACAAACTTCTGCCAACCTTTAGTGTAGAAGTCTTTAAAGGTATCGAACTCAGAGTGATCCAGTTTTTTCTGTCCCAGTTCCACATTTGCAATATGATCAAGGCGATAGGATTCTTGATTAGTATAAGTAAATTTCTTATAGAGATCAAGATAGTCCAACTGTGAGATACCACCAATATCATAAGAGAGATACTTACGACCAGAAATATAAGTTTCTTCTTCAGTAACAAGTCCCCAAGGAGACATACGTTTCATCAGTTTCTCACCCAGTACACGATCAAGGCGACGAACAATATAAGGAATATCGTAAAGTTTACTATTCCAACCAGTAATCACTTCTGGGGTATTCTCTTCAATCATCCACCAGTTGATAAAATCATTGAGAAGATCATACTCATTATTGAATTGCTTGTAGTAGACATTGCCCTGATTCAACTTGAATGGTCCTTGACCCCAAGTAATAATTTCTTTAGTTGAATAATCTTGTACGGTGATTAAAAGAATTTCTTCTGCAGCAGATTCTACATCAGGGAATCCATTCTCTGATGCAACCTCAATGTCAAGAGTTGTCAATTTGATTTTATTAATATCAAACTTCAGTTCTTCTTCCGAATAAGTCTCAGAAATGTATTGATAAATGAACCGTTCATTTCCGTAAATTTTAAATCCTTCTACACCGTCATACTTTTTAATGAACTCTCTACAGTCACGAACAGATCCTGGTTGAATTGATTCGACGTATTCACCAGTCAGAGTTTTATATTTGGTTTTTTTCTTTGAGGGAACAAAAAGAGTCGGATTAAATTTCTCACGGGTCATGAAATGTTTACCATCTTCATAACCACGAACTAAGAAATGATCACCGACCATTTGAACGTTGGTATAAAATCTCATCATTAATTTTTAAGTGCCGTACAGAAGTTTCAAATTTGTTTGTTATGATATTAGCATTCTTTTGAGTAAACTCCTCATAAGCACTAATAAACATACTGAAATAATGCCAGTGATTCTTTGGCACATATTGGGGAGATAGACACACAAAGATATAGTCAAAATTATGATCTTCAAATTGATAATTATCTTTTTCTACATTCAGATAATTTTTGAAGTATTTTGAATTGACTTGATTGCGAGTTTTGTTTGCACTGTTTGCATTACCAATCCAAGTAAAAGATTTTAACTTGTTTTGACTTGCCAACCATGCACCCCAATTACCCTCATGTATTATATCATGATTGACAATGTTATGATATTCACGATCAACACCACCCATGTGAGGTTCATAATCACCACCAAAAAAATCATCATGATGATCAATATTGATCAGATCAATATCTTCACAATCCTTCAAATCAAAAAGAATTGAATCATGTTCATATCCAAATGAAACATTACTACAATTTTTTACTGATTTTAAAAAAGTATTATAACAAAACAGTAGATTAGATTGGTCAATGTAGAAATGATGTTCTTGAAAGTCTGAAAACTCATGAAGTTGTCTCCACCTTAAAGATGGATTGTCATCAAAAAACAATCCATTATAAAGTTGGATTGTTGGTCTCATGATGTAATCTAAATCTATACTCAATACTTTCATGAATTCTCTAGATATTTTTCTAAAATATTCTCAGTTGGATCAACAAAAGTGAGTATATCTTCTGATCGTATCAGAATCTCATTTTGATCCGTAAAAGTCAACCATTTTACTAATTCAAAAGATTCTTGATCTAAAAGAAAAGGATTGATTAACTTACAATCTGGTTCGCCAAGATCTGCTACAACTTCAATAACCTCAGACACTATCACCTGATTGCTCTTCAGTAAAAGACACTTGATCGTCTTGTCCATTTACTTTCTCCTCATATAATTCTAAAATTGTTTTAACTGGTTCTACTACTGTTACTACCCAGTCTAATGAAACTAAGATTTGATCATCCGCAGATAAAAGAATCCATGGAGATAAAGATACCTGCAATTCACCGTCTAAAGGAAAATCACTTTGATTTTCTGTAAGAAGTACCGGTCTTTTATATTCAATTCTATGTGGTTTATTAAACAAATATCCACAAGCCTTATCTTCGGAAACTAATTCCTTAATATCAGAAATTATAGTTTCTCCAGACTTTAACAATGCTAATTTAATTGACATGCTTTCTACTATCCTCAAGTCATTCTAGCAATAAAAAGGGGAGGTGTCAACTGGTTTTTGCCAGTTACCTCCCATGCGCCGACGATATTCAATTTTATTTAGAGATAATCTTTTCGTTTATGATGATCTGGAACGATTCTTCCCAAAGTAACTGTCAAAAGCCCATCCTCAAAATCAACTGATCGAACTTCCGTGTCGTCAGAGAGCGTCCATGCTCGTGTAAATGACCGTTGAGCCAGACCCTTGTGGAGATAATTGGTTTCCGTTTCTTTATCCTCTTTCTGACCTTCAATAAAAAGTTTACCATCTTGCGTGTAGACATAGACCTCCTTTTTCTTAAATCCAGCGAGTGCTAGTTCTAGTTTAGATTCAACGTTATTTACCTGAACTAGATTGTAAGGAGGGTAATTTGATGTAGTTTCATGAAGATGAAAGAGACGATCAAAATATTCGTCCATATTAATACTATTACGAGTAATCTTTTCCATCAAGGCAGGAAGATCCGCAGCCGTATATCGGGCAATGTTAGTCATTATGGTAGCTCCTTTAAAAGCGAGTTTGTGTTTTGTGGACCCTTGTGGCATCCGTATATAATTATAATAGTTCATAAAAAAAGACGGGTAGGAAACCCGTCCCTTTTTCATTCGGCATCCTCTACCTTTTTCTTTTTAGAACCAATATTATACTTGGTTTCCAAAATCCAGTCACCCTTGTCCTTATAAGAAAGAACTTTGATCTGGTTTAGTGGTGCAATATCTACAATTTTATTGACATCAACAATCTCAATCAGACCCCAATCAGCAAGTAGTTGAGCAATACGATTGCGACGTTGGACATCGTTCACAGTCAGGTTAGCGTGTTTGCCATCAAGAGCAAACAATTCCTTAAAATGAACGAGATAATATCTACCTTGCTTGTGTAGAATATGGCAAGACTGATAGATTTTCTTTTCCTTTCTTGAAGCCACTCCGATGCGGGTCAAAGTCTCACGAACTTTAAGAAAGTCATCTGGTTCATTCAGAATGACTTCCACCATTTGGTCGGGCGTCCACTTCACTTCAGGTTCTTGAACGACACTCATTTTGTTCCTCCAGTTTCAAATTTCGATTTAATAAAATTAAGTTGTTCTTTAGTAAGAATCCTCAAAGCTTGTTTTGCCTTTTCATTACTATAACTATAGTAACGTTTAACATAATCAAGATCTTTGATTTTATCTTGTCGGAGCCAGGGAGAAAATCTCTTCTTTTTCCTCAGACTATTTATAAAAAAGTCATACTGGAGTTTCTTTGGAAGGAAATGATACCGATTCATTTCGTTCGCAAACAGAACGCAATCAAGATGACCTGATAGGCAACGATTGATAATATAAGGTGCATAGTCCTTCTCAAGTGAATGGTCTTCGTCAATCAGATGGTTCTTCGTTTGATTGATCGAGTTTAACCAATCTTTAAGTTCAACCATACAAAAAAGACTCCAAAGAATTTACTGTGGGGTAATTAGTCACTAATAGTTCTGTTTTCATATTTTCACCAGACCCTTTAGTCCCACGATGTGCCATAGAATATCTAATTTTCCATTCTCTCAAATGATAATCTTTATATAATTCACACAATCTATCATTTAGGTTATAAGTGATCATAAACTTATGAGGACACTTATAAACTTTTTCTGCAAATACATCATGGTCAAAAGATTTATGCATCTCTCGATCTTTCCCATAAAGAAAGTCTTTAATATCATATGGTGGATCAAGAAATACGAATACATCTTTACCAGGTGCATTCATAACTTTAGAGTAATCAATATTTGTAATCTTCCAGTTCTTAATAAGTTGAGAAAACTCTTTTAATTTTTCAATTCCAACAAAAGAAAAATTAGATCTAGATGCAGTCACAGAGAAAGTACTATTCTCGGTCAAACCAGAAAAACTACACTTGTTTAGAATGAAGAAACTTATTGCTCTTTCTAAACCATCTTGAGAATTTATATTTTGTTTTGTTTCATCAAACAAATCTCTATGTGCCTGGTCTTTGTCTTCCTGATTAAGATAATCAGAAACTTTAGTTTTTATCAAATTCAACTGATTAGATAGTTCTTCACCATTATCTCTTAGTTGAATCCAAAAATTATAGAGTGGCACATAAAGATCATTAATCCAAACGGGAACATCTGGATATGCTTGTGTTGCATAAAATGCAACAGATCCACCACCGATAAATGGTTCACGATATTCTTTGAAATTTTCTGGAAACCATGGGGCAAGAGTTTGAGTTGCCTTAGATTTTCCACCAGGATATCTAAGACAAGTTTTCAGAGGAAATGTTTTCATAATCTTTAGGGTGATACTTCAAATATTCAAAGAAGGTTAGTTTCATTTCCTTCTGGGTCATACCACAATGTTTTGCGGCAGCGGGTAGAGTCATTTTAGCACGAAACAAACCTTCATTTGCTTCTTTTACATTCTCTGGAGTTGTCTTAACTGGAATCTCATAAAGAGATGCCCTATCAATTTTCAGCAGACCCATTTATACACCTCACAACGATTTGAGTATTTTTGGTTGCATCTGCCATCTCACGATACCCAGTCCCAACATAAATCTGACCACCAACTACAGCAACAGCGCAAACACCCCAGAAGATGTAATACCACTTGGATTTGATTTGATGTCTCATTTAAACTCACACTCCACCATAATTTCAGTCAGACAGGCAAGCATATTAATTTCTTGATCTGCTACAAACGCACTCTGATACTGATACTTAGCAAGCACAAGCACAGCAGCAGGAATACTATTGTTTTCAAGGGCGATATAAAGAGCATCGTAAATACGGCGCAACAATAAAGTAGTATCATTGTCCATATTAGCCACCACCCACTTACGAACTTCAGGGAAGTTCTTTTCTTTAAGGTTTTGAAGGAGATCATTTACGGCAACATCAGAGAACGTAGCAAGAATTCCAGAATCAATTTGTCCACCTACAGAATATCGTTGGCACTCGTTGAGGACTCGTCTCCAATCTGGGAAGTGCTTGTTGATGAGTTCGGCAAGGACTTTAGGATCGTATTGTACACGTTCTTCATCCAAGATGTTTTGTAGACGCTTGAAGAAGGATCCTGCCAGTGCGGTTTTTTCTTTCCCTTTGATGGAGAAGTCAACGACTGCACATCGGGAGTGCAGAGGTTCAATGATTTTGTTCTTGTAGTTGCAGGTGAAGATGAATCGGCAGTTGCCAGCAAACTCCTCAATAAACGCCCGTAGGAGGAGTTGAACGTCGTTCCCTGTGTTATCTGCCTCATCAATGATGACGACTTTGTGTTTAGCATCTGACGAAAGCGATACGGTCGAAGCAAAGTTTTTCGCATTGTTTCGGACAGTATCGAGGAATCTACCCTCGTCGGATCCATTGATGACATAAACATCTACCCCCAATTCAGAACAGAGTGCCTTAGCAACTGTGGTCTTACCGATACCAGGAGGACCAGCAAGAAGCATATTTGGAATTTCACCCTTATTTAGAAACTCCCGAAACATAGTCTTGGTAGACTCTGGGAGAATACAATCTTCAATGGTCTTAGGGCGATATTTCTCAACCCAAATAAAGTCACTCATTATCTAAAATTTCAAAGAATTCATTTTGTTTGAGCAATTGCTCTGGTAGACTTTTTGTCCAAATATAGTCAAGATGGGTCGAATCAAGTTTAGGTTTAAACATTTCATCAACCTCAACTAAGTATAGCATAGTTGGTGTGTGAGTTGCTCTACCATTAGGAACATCAGGAAAGAAATAATTTGCAAAAGCAATCGATTTTCGATTATTGAAATATCTACCAATTTCTCTTGTTTGCACTCGAACAGCGAGTTCATCTAGTGTCTCGTTAAACATCATTCGCCCACCAATAACCCAATAAATTCCCTTGACAGGTTCTTCAGATCTTTTGATAAGCAGATATTTATCTTTGCACCGAATTAAAAAGTCAACACAAAAAAGAGGCATTGTTTTTATAATTTTGAGGTACTCTTCTTCAGGAAGAAAACTATTACTCATAATTAAGTCCAATCAGGTTTTTTCAAATAAGAACTTGGGACAATTTCCCACCATTCTTTCCCATCAAAAATATACACCTTATGCGTATGTTTATCAAGAAAAAAGGTGCCTTTCTCGTATTTCATACCCATTCAGGTTTGCGTTGGGGCATACGAAGATAGTTATCTTTCACCCAAGGTTTTGAAGCAATGTACCTTTTGTATGCAGTAAAGGTATCAATACTATCATCAAATTTCCATTCTTCGGGCATCGCCCGAGCAAATGGAGTTACATCAGTAATCTTTCCTTTGGGGAACAGATAGTAAGCAGACACAAGAGTATTATAACACGAATGGGTTTTACCATATCGCACAGAATACTCATCACACAAGTTCATTCCCCACTTAATTAACCAATAGGCATTGTGGATACTATCCATTGCCCATTTGGTACAGGGATGATTACGAAACGCACCCTTTTCAGTTCTGTAGGGAGTGCCGTCAGTTTTAGGCAGAGTGCCGTAGTTATGACCCCACTTTTCAGATGCCACAATGGAAAGCATTTGACAGCACTCCAGAGGCATCTTGACGATATGTTTATCAGGGAGACAGACGGCACTTTCAGCAGGCCAAGGTGACGTTACAAAGATGTTCATCCAAAAGTCGAATCAGGTTCCAGAGCAATATAATACTTTAGATTGTACCTGGTGTTTGTGAATTGTGACAGAAGTTTAGAAGACACCACCACGTCATAGGCACCAGGAATAATCTTGATATTCTCTACCTTGAAGTTAAAGGTAAATTCAGCATCAGTCTCACCAACCACAATAGCATACTCGTTAGAAGTATCGTTCTTCTTATCACGAACCACCAGTTTGATTACACCTGCCTCACCAACGGCAGACAAGTCAGGCAGTTGGTACACTGCTGCTGCCTTCACCAGTTTTTCCAGAGAAGTGCTGTCTAGTTGAAAACATACATCCTCAGATGGCAGTTGGATTGCCTTATCAGGAGGAGAGATGATCACATTAGGGTCAGCATAGAAATACTTCACACGACGCTTGCCTTCTTTGATACTCAGATACGACTCTTCAGTAAAGTCCAGATCAGGGTCTTGGTGAAGTCCCAGACCGTTCAGGAACTGGTTCAGGTCATAGATAGCAAAGTCACGGGGGAACTCTTCAGAGATATCTGCCTCAGCAAGGATGTTCTTTGCTACAGAGATCGTGCGAAGTTGAGTACCCTGCTTCACAAGAATAGAGTTGTTGATGCCTGCGAAGTTCTTCAGGAGAGCAAGGGTATTATCAGAGAGTTTCATAGTTTTGTTTTGGAGTTTCATAATCAACGGAATTCAGTCAGACCATTATCTTTGCGAGAATAATGCCCATCAAAGTGGAGCAGAAGCATAGCATAATGAATGACTTTGAGCAAGTCACGCTTATTGCGTCCATCCTTGTCACCATAACGACTTCCATATTTCAGGATGTTTGCCTGACAAAAACCTACAGCAAGTTTCTTTGCTGCCATCAGGTCAATTGTTTGAATGTCATCGTAACCTTGTTCATCACCACAATAATGTCCATGATAGGTACTGGTCACGTAGTCTTCAACATCTTTAAAGATTTTATCTTCGTTATATTTCCAAAGATTGTTTTTAGTTTCACTCATAGTAATAGTAAAGGTTGAATCACTCATAAAGAGAAGGCATATTTTTACCTTCCCCAATTATATCAGAAAACTTCTTCAGAGGCAAATGCTTTGCGAACATCTGCTTCAGTAGTTTCGGGCATCTTGAAGTCAGCATCTACCTTGTCATACAGTTCCAGGAAGGACTGTTTGGTTTCGTCATCAAATCGGTTCACGCACACTTGGATTGCCTTTGCCTTGTCTTGGAAGATGCTGTAAGCACGGATGATGTGAACCAGACGACGAGTGCTGATGATTTCCTCAATACCACCATCGTAGAAAGTCTTACGGATGATATCTGCCCAATCAACCAGGCGCTTGCAGAAATCACGATCTTCTACACCAAGGTCCAGAGCGATGCCTTCGAGAATCTTCTGCTCAGTGGCAGGGGCAGGATAGGACTGCTCAAAGGTCACAGGGAAACGTTCAAGGAATGCTTCATTGAGCACATTCGTGCCGATGAAGCGACCGTCATCACTACCCTTACCCTTAGTGTTTGCGGTGGCAATTACATTAAAACCATCGGCGGGTTTGACGTACTTACCAATCTTCTTCAGGAAGACACCCTTACCCTCAAGTACAGATTGCAGACACAAAATCTTGTTAGAAGCAAGGTCAATCTCATCCAGCAGCAGGATAGCACCACGATCCAATGCTTCTACAACAGGACCATTGTGCCATACAGTCTCACCATTCACAAGACGGAAACCACCAATCAGGTCATCCTCGTCGGTCTCGATCGTGATGTTCACACGAATCAGTTCACGTTTAAGTTGAGCACACACTTGCTCCACAGAGAACGTTTTACCGTTACCCGAAAGACCCGTAATGAACGTAGGATAAAAAAGACGGGACTGAATAATTTTTTTAAGATCGTTAAAGTTACCAAACTTGACGAAGGTATCATCTTTGCTAGGAATGAGATTTTGTTCGATAGCAGGCAGAGCAGCAGGTGCTTGGAAAGTACGCTCAATCTCTTCAACACGTTCCTGAGTCACTTCCAGATTCCAACGACCACGAGAAGTCTTGAAATTTTCCAACCGACGAGTCACGGTCTGATAGTTGAGACCACGAGAGGCACAAAAACCCTTGAGGTCACCAGCAGTAATATCAGAACCATAGAGTTCTTGGATGGAAGCAATCAGTTGGTCGTCTTTCAAAGCAAGTTTGCGAGGCATGATGTAGTTAGGTTGTTTGTTTCAACAGATATATTATACAAGCAAAAAAGGGGCAGCAAAGTGCCCCCTATGACAGTTTAGAAAGTGGTTCAAGCAACCAACTCAATAAACTCACCAAGAATCTTTTTGTTCATTTTTTTGGACTTTAGACTCTTAGCAAAAGCAGATTTGATTTGAGACTTAGTTGCACACTCAGCAACTTCAAACTCAGTATCTTGAGAGAGGGCACTGGAAGAAAGACCAAAATAAGAATGATACCCAGACTTCCTGATCGTGAATGCCTTTTCTTTCTTCCAAGCACCCATTACCTTCTCAAAGTCAGGTCCATAATATCCACAGTAACGACGAATAAAGTGTCCAGCATCACGTCCTTCAAGAACACGAATACCAATAAAGTTCATATCAGTAAAACGGTCACGAAGATTACGAAGCAGAATATCAGTAAACTCATGAAAATCCACATCGCAAGAATAGGTATTGCCCGTCTTACGATCACGAAGGAAGGCATTAGGACCGATATGAGCGGTACCCATAAAGGGTTCTTGCTCCCAGTGACGTTGAACTTCACGATGATACTTGACCATACAAGCCTCACCATCAGTCAGCACAACACACTGAACTTTCT